CTGGATGGTTCATTGCCAACCAATGGTGACAAATGCGACGAGTTACCAGATTGTGTTCAAGTCAGTGAATTGCAATGCACCTGAGAGTGCGATCGTCACTGAATCATTTGAAGGTGAACGGCAACCGGAACTGTGGGTTGGAGGATCGCCAGTGCGGTTACACTTTGATATGATCTGGCAGGCCGTTGAGCAAAGGGAAGAGTATTTGAATTTGATCCGCATAAGCAATGATCCTGAGTGGGCTGTTGCTGCAACAATAGTGTGTTTGGAAGCACTGGAACCAAGGTTGCGCGAAGAGGTGTTCAAAGCCAGGTGGCATATGGTGCCTATTGGCAACTGGATACGAGATTTGAAGCCAATGCTCGAATTGGCACTGCGCGCAAGGATGTTTAATGATTACATTTCACCAACGGTTGACACTCTGTCAGGATTGATGAATGTTACATCACGCGTCGACGAGAAAGCTGATTGGGCAAAAGAAATTGGTGAGCGTGTTCAATATCTGCATCAGAAAAATGTTTGGACACACGAATCTCCTTACTCAGCATGGCCTGACCGGCTCCGAACGTATGTGACTGAATTGGCTGAGGAGCATATTGGAAAAATCGGGAGAGAGCGAGAAGTAGAAGATCTGGATAAATGGTGGGCAAGCAGACATCATTCCACTCCTAACGGCGCATCTACTGGACGAAAGCCAGTGCAGGATGGGTTATTACAAGATCCATCGTTCCGTGCCTCGGATCGTCCAGCAAAGAAAACAGTAGTTGAGTCACTACCTGATGATTATATGTCAAAAATATTATCGTCGCGTCCACAGACACATTGCAATCTGTCGACCAAACCAGAACCTGGGAACAAGTGTCGCCCATTGCATGCAAATCACGACGAAAGTTTCTTCATTGAAGCTTTTGCTGTCGTGCACGCTGAGAAAGAGATGGATGGTATACAAGGATGTCGAGGCAAGCAGATGCCACGTGATGTTATGGATACTCTAAGTTTGCAAGAGCAAATGCAGAAATATGGTGGAGTCTGGGTCTCACTGGATTACCCGAATTACTGTACTTTTCATGCTAAGTGGGAACTTGCAATGGTTTCGGCTCTACGTGGCGAAGCATGGAGGAAGGCCAATCAGCCTGAGCTGGTGCGCTTACAAAAAGAGTTGGCAAGCAAATGGATTGCTATCGGCCACTTCAATTCCATGATGCGCCGTGAGGATATGAAAGACACGTACGTGCCATGTCTAAATGGCTTGTACAGTGGGCAACGCACCACACTGCTTGACCATAATTATATGCATACGGCAATGTCCAAGCTTGCAATAGACGCAGCGAATGAAATGGGCTGGAAATGTAATCCACTTGTTGTTGACAAGACTGGTGATGACGAAGATACGGCCTTCAACTCGCTTGTTGAAGCAATCGCATATGCTGCGATGTCATCGCTAGTTGGCAGCAAATTCAATCCTCTGAAACAAAGAGCGGGGATTGAATCACCATCACATTTGCCAGGACGTATGGAACATATGTGCATGGATGGCAAGCTCGTGTCGTTGTACGATGGAGCACATCAGTACTTGCAAAGAATGATGTGGCATGGAGCGATGCCTACGCGACAGTTGCCGAGAATACTGGCAACTTTGGCGTCAGGAAACTGGTATGCTGAGCCAGGTGTATGGTTTGATTCAGCAATCACATCCACGTCGGACAATTATTGGGAGTGCGTGAGACGTGGGATGCCACTACGCATGGCGCAG